TATCGTCATGATTTATCTCCTTTTTTTATAGATATTTTATACCCCTGTTATGCTTTTCGAGCGTCCGGATTGTATTTCTTCCAGGTCTCCGCATCGATGCCCATCATCTTGTTGATGGAGAGCTGGACGTCGTCCGCCTCGCCGGGTTTTTTATCCGGCTTATGATTGATCTTTTCCATCGGGATCACGCTCCCGGACGGCCGGGACAGCACGATGAGTTCGAACTGCTTCGGGTTGTTAAGCGCCAGGTAACGGCCCCATTTGTCGAGCTCGTCGGGGCTTGTCTTGCCGTCTTTGAGCGCCAGGGCAACCAGGTCGTTTTGCTTTATCTCGGAAATTTCTCTGGTGAGTTTTGCCACCTGCAAAGATAGTTCTTTGGCCACATCATCGGTGCTTCCAAGGCTTTTGATGGCTGCAATTACGGCGATCTTATCGGCGGTTTCCCCGAGCTTCAATACTTCCATAACTTCCTTGCAGGCCACGACTTCGACGCTTTTTTTGGCCGCATCTTCCAGCGCCTGGTTTTTTGCGATAACCGCCGTTGCCGCATCGACAACCTTGTCTTCGCCGGCGTCCTCTGCCAGCCCGAACAGTTTTAGTAATTTTTTCATCATGATGTTTTCTCCTTTGTTGGTGTCTTTTGCGTCATATTCATTCGACCACGCCAGCTTGGCGACGATCGGCCTCAAATGATTGACTTTGGGGTAATTTGTGAGCGCGACATGCTCGATCTTGACCACCTGGCGGTCTTTTTCCCGCAGCCACATGACCGGTGAAAAATACCTGTACTCCTTTGTGGAGATATAGTCTTTGGCCTTTTGCGTCCATTCGACCACGCACCACAGGCCGTCCTTGCCCTTATCGACGAGCTTCGAGATCCAGCCGGCGGCCGGAGCCTGGACATCTTTAAGGGTCTGGTGCTCGTAGTCGATGACCATGTCGTTTTCCCGGCGCGTAAAATGGGCGATGACAGAGGCCATGCCGTCTTCGTCCAGAAATGCCGGGGGTTCGCCCTCGATCTCGATTTTCCCGTACGGCAGCACCTGGAACGTGCCCGGCGCGCCGTCGATCTGTTTCAAAATAAAGAATGCTTTCATCACAATTCCTCCCGAAAACGTTTCGCCAGCTCATCCGTATACCTCGACAGGTCCGGCTCCCAGGGTGTTTTCCCCGGGTGCGTGTCCCATCCGGGATCGGGCGCCAGGGGCCGGGCCGGAAGCTTCTTTCCGGACACCGGATCTTCGGGCTCGATGAGCATGTTTGTGGGATCGTCGGTCTCCACTTTCAGACCCTCTTCTTCGACAACGTATTTATGCACCGGGTTCACCCCGCACCGGCACCGGTGCCCGTTGGGCGGCCACCAGGTGTCCCAGAACGGGTGATCCATCGGATAGATTTTGCCGTCCATCGCCGCGTGAGTGGGCCGGGTATGGGAATCGTTGACCGCGTCGTACTCCCCGTAAAACCGGTCGCCGGAATCTTTGATCTGGTTCCATCGCCCGACGGAATAGCTGGTCTGGATATTGTTCCGGAACACCGTCTCCGCATGCCAGGGCGTCAGGCCCTCCCAGCCCCGTGCGGACATGATCTCCGACAGGCCCGCCCTGAAATCCGCCAGGGTTTCGCCGGTATCGAGGGCCGCCGAAAGTGCGTCGCTGATGTCCATGATCACGTCCATCGACGTCACCCGGGCCACGGTGAACGCCCGTGCGCGAATTTCCTCGGCCAGCGCGTAAAACTCATCGACGGTCATGGGCACCTTGTCGACGAAAAACGCAATAGCCTCATCAAAGGGCAGCGGCTCAAGATCGATATTTTTGAGCAGATCCGGCATGGGCATTTATTTGGTTATTGATTGATTTTCGACGGCATCCTTTGGATTTTCAACCTCGACGTCCTTTCCACACACATTGTGTTTCAAAGTCTTATCCGACCGCAACGTGCCCTCGCCATCGAACACCTGCTGCCGGATGGTATCGATTTTCAGCGGACTGCCTTTTAGATCATTTGCCATTATGCCCTCCTGTTTTTGTCCTGCAGGTCCATTTCTCTGTTCACCGAGGCCCGGCCATACAGCTCCGCAACGAACATGGCCCGGGCCAGCAGGTCAGCCAGCACATTTTTGTCCATGTCCGAATAAGAGGCGATGATCCGGTCCCGGACATCCTCCAGGGATTCGGCCTCGGCGATTATTTTTTTTATGGGCGCCGTGAGCCCTGAGAGCGCCTGTGCGCTGCGATCTCCTGTCGACGCAACCAATGCCTCGATGTTTTCCTGCTCCGGTGGAAATCGGCCCTGTTTCGCAACGATAAGTCCATGTTTGAACGCACCCTGGGATGTTTTCGGCGCCAGGACCGTCTGGCCCTTTTCCGGCACGGGCACCTTGAACCGCTCGGAGACATGCTCGACGGTGAGCGGATAATTGATTTCCGACAAATTCTTATAGACCTCGGACAGGGCTTTTAAATCTTCCGGCGGCTCGAACTTGAAGTCGAACCAGGGAAGGGGTTTGTCCCATCCGAAATTATAGCCGACCAGGGGCCGTATGGCCTGAAACCGCAGGGTTTTGGCAAGGGCTTCGCAATCGGCCTTAATAAGGTCATGGCGTACCTTGTCCTGGGCGTCTTCATTTCCGAGTTTTCCCGGCGTGCCTTCGGAGCTGGCGGTTTGCCCCACGACGGCTTTTGACATTTGTTTGTCGCAGAACTCGGCCAGGCCCTGGAACGGATTTTCTTTTGACTGGCCCTTCTGGGCTTCGACAAACTCGATCTCCGTGTTCTTGGAAATAATGCCGGCGGCATCAGACCCAAGACTTGATATGGCCGCGATGAGCGCATCTTTATCTTCCCGCCCGGCGCCCGCATCGTATTTCCCGAGACGCAGCGGAATACCGAACACTTCCATAAAGGCCACCCAGTCCTTGATGGCGTAGTTTTTGAACAGGTACATCCACGCGCAGACCCGGAGCAACCCGGCCCGGGTGTCGTACCCGGAACGGGCCTTATACCGGTGGTACATCAGCTTGAACGGCGGCATGATTTCGCCTTTGAACGGCTCTGCCTCGGTCACGATTCTCGGCATCTGGTATAACCGTTTCCAGGAATCCGCGGCAATGTCGTAAAAAATCGCCTTCTTTGCATGGATCCATTCCATGCGCTCGATCACCGCATACCGGCTGTCCGTGGCCCACATAATCTCGCACATGGAATAGCCCTTGCCGATGGCGTCCAGTGAATCCAGCAGGCTGTCATCGAAATCATTGAGATTGTAAAAAACATCATTTACAAACTCGGCGATTTTTCGGTCTTCGGAACTGTCCGAATAGGGCGCCACTTCATAATCCAGACCCAGCACCGCGTTTTTGCGGGTCTGGAGCTGTGAAAACAGGTGCGTGTCTTTTTCCTCCATTTCCTCGCACAGCTCGGCCTGGGAATAGATGTCTCCCCCGTCGGCCTGTTTAAATATCGTGGCCAGCTTCTGAGGGGTCAGGCCCTGGCTCGGATAGGCGGACCACCGGTCCCGGATCGCAGCTACCGCCACCTCGCGCATTTCGGGCTTCTTTTCCACCCGGACCTCGCGCCCGAATTGATCGTAGAGCATTGCCATGTTAAAAACCTTCGGTTTTTGGATTGTTGATATGTGATTGTTGATGGATGATTGAATGTGTCGCCTTGCTCCGGTTTTTTATATCTTCAATCGACAATCCCTGGTCGCCTCCGGCGCCGCCAAAGGCGGGTAAACATCAATCCTTCATTCAATAGGCTCCTTTAACTTCGGCAAACCGCCGCTTGGTTAAGGATTCGTATTCCGCCGGTCCGAGCGAACCGCTCTGGAGCAAATTCACCGCGCCTTCTAGCCCGTCCGGGCCGTCATCATTGACGTTTTTGTTGTCGATGTATATGAGCTGCTCGATCAGCAGATCCTGATCGCTGTGGTTTTTTTCGAAAAGCAGAAGGCCGTGTTCCACCAGATAACTTAATGTCCCAACGATTCTTGCCCGTTTGTTCCCGGAATGATGCACCGGCATCCAGGGCAGGTACCGGTTGCGGCGTTTGGCTTCCTCTGCGATGGCGTTGTGCAGAAAATCCTTGAACATATTTTCTTCGATCCCGATTTGGCCGCTATAATGATCCACCTGGTGATAGGCTGCGTCGAACATCTCGCCGATGGTGGCTTTTCGGATCCACGCATGCAGACATCTGTAAATGAGTTTTTCATATTGTTCGGAGCTGACCGTAATCACCGATTTAAAATCCGACGATTCCGTGCTGGTTGCGCTCGGGTCTACGAAGGACGCGACCTGCAACACACGGTTGACGATCTCGATACGCCCGTAATACCGGAACCACATTTCCTTGAACGGGCTGTCTTCAGCGCCGGTGAGGTTCATCATTTCGGCGTTGAAATCCACCGTGCCCATCTGGCGCCGTTTTTTTTCCAAACGCTCTGCAGACCACAGGGCCGGCCACAGCGGGCGCTGGTCCGGCTTTCCGTAATCGATCCATGCCTGGTAAATGCGGGAGATATACAGCGGCGTTCCGTCCTCGTCTTTTTCGGCGATGAACTGGGACAAAACCGATTTCGGGTGGAAAAGATTACCTACCATGAGGAACGTATAGCCTGCGCCCATCGATCCGATCACCGCCCGTTTCAGCCACCTGATGCCCTTGGTGACCAGCTTCGGGTTTTCGACATTTTCATCGTTTTCAAAATCATCGGGGATGGCCTTATCCGGCCGGTGCTGCCGGTTTTTCAGACCGCGAACTTTCTCTCCCCTGCCTCTCGCCAGCACCTTGACGCCGTTCGACGTCGTAAAATCGTTTTGCTTCCAGACCCGTCCCACCAGATTTCCGAAATCATGTTTGATGCGCGGATTGTCTTCCAGCTCGAGCCGGATCGGCAGCGTGAACCCGGTGGCCTGGTCGTTGGTGTCGGAAATGATGAGGATGAACCAGCGCAGCGTATAACACACGTCATGAATCGGATCGCCGAAGGTGAAAAATGTCGATTTGGCATGCTCTCTCGGCGCCGCCACAAATACGGCCTCATCACGTATCTCTGAAAGATCGCCCCATTCTTCGTGAAATTCACCGAATTCCGCCGTAAAATAATGGGGAAGATAGGTATTCATGAAAAACAACTTGTCCCATTTGGCTCTTTCCTTGCGCTCGGCCTGCTTTTCCGGCGTGTCGTCTTCAAAGGGCGAAACCGACTCGAGTATCCAGGACTTGAGATCATCCGCCCATTGATCGAATTTATGTTCCGTGAGCTTAGGACGCTTGCGCATGATTTTCCTTGAACCGCTGAACGATGGTGTCGAAATTTCTACCGAATGCCTTCAGTGCCTCCGGATCGATCTCTTTTAAAATCCCGGCGATAAACTCTATATCTTCCATAAACAGCTTGGGCCGGTCGATATCGGCGGCTTCGCCCCTTGGCCGGATATTGACGACGGTTTTGAGGATCGAATTGTACCCGTACACCGCCTGGTTATCCACGGTGCCCACCGGCTGCGCGTCGAAATAAGCCTCGTATTTCTTTTTTTGCTTGAGCAGTACTGCCAGCAGCGCCTCGTCGGATGTGGCATCTTTCAGGTGCTTTTCCTCGGCCTCGGACCGGGCCGCCCGGCCTTCCCAGTCGTATCTGGTTTTCCATTCATGCAAGGATTGGCGCGAGATCACATAGCCCAGATCGCCGTTTAATTTCCGATGGGCCTCGGACAGGTTCTGGCCGCACGCCTTCCAGGTCGCATAAGCCAGCTCTTTGGTTTCAACCGGCGCCGTCATATATGCTCCGCATCTGATTGATTATAGATGATTGATGATTGATTTTTTTTCTCAATCGACAATCGACAAGCCGACTTCGCCAAAGCAGCCCCGGCTGCGACGGCTGAATCGACAATTTTCATTAGATCTTTACCCCCACGCCCCGGTCGTCGATGCGGCAGTCCAAAACATCCAAGCCGTCCGCGGTTATGGTCACCAGCACGATCTCGTATTTTTTGCGATCCTCCACGCGTACGTAGCCCCGCTCGGACAGATACGCGAGATACGAGTTCAGGGTGTTTTCGTCCATCGGGTACCCCAGATCGGCCAGCAATTTGCGGAGTATGACCGAATCAACGGGCATGGGGTGGCTCGGCGCCAGGGCGCTAAGAATTAATCGCCGTACTCGATTGTGTCTCTCTGCTCTCACGTCCATCGTGCAACCTCGTGACCTGGTGTGTTAATGTTTTCAGTTCTCTGCCGACCACCTGGAGCCCCAAAATAATCTCCCGGTGCTCACCCGAATCCTTGCCGACGAACTCAACCAGCGTGTCCTTGACGCCGGTCATGCTCTGGGCCTGGGCGCCCATCGCCTCGGCCATTTTTTCCTGAACGCAGATAAATGCGGCGCCGTACTTTCCCAATAATTTGCCTACCATGCGGATCAAAAGGTACGACACCACCACCACGCCGCCCAGGTTGGCCAGGATTTTTATGAGCTCGATGGTGTTGCCGGTGTTCATATGGTATCGAGTTCTATCATCAGCTCATCACTGATAAGATTTTGATCCTGGTTGAACCGGTCGCATTCTTTCTCGGTCATGGCGCTGATTTTATCCACCGCGAATTTCACCTTCAGGGCCGTGTCGAGAAGGGCATTACCGGCAAGGATCACATTCAAAAGCACCTGCGCCTGTTTTTCATTCATTGTGCACCTCCAGCCCGTATTTCAAACACAGTTTGAGAATCTCGTTTTTAAGTTTCAGATAAAACAACAGCCGCTCTTCGGGATCGCCGCCGGGCAGGGTGCCGGACAATGCCGCGTAATAGGCGTCCAGCGCGGCCTCGGCCTCTTTGATCACCGGGTTGGCTTCTTCCTTTAGTTTCGCCCGGACCGCATCGGGTTGGAGTTTCGCCTGGGCGATATAGGATTTGACCATTTCGTTGTAGGCCGTCCGGGTCGCGGCGTATTTTTGCGCCGGCGTCATGTGCGCGCAGGCAGCGAAAAGAAATACTGTACAAATGAACAGTATCGGCAGGATTTTCCCGGCATCTGTGGATTTGTTTTCCTTTGCCTTCTCGACGCCCTGGCGCAGGAATATTGCCGTCAGTCCGCCGAAAATCGTCATAATTGCGGTGATCTGCTCGGGAGTGAGCACATCCGTAAACAGCCCCAACAGAGCCGTTAAGATCACCCCGAACCCGGACCAGGTTGTTTTCTGACGGTACCACGGAATTTTTTTCATGATTTCACCTCCCTGTTTCTGGCCACGGCCGCATTGGCCCAGAACACCGCCTCCTCGATTTTGGTGACAGCAAGGGCCTGCTCGCGGCAATCCGGCGTCAGGCCGATGATAATTGCCGCCATTCTTCTCCCGATACCGCGGATATCCTCATAATTATGCACCTGATCTTCTTCGGGCGCATGATATGTAAACCTGTTTTCCAGTTCCTTGAGACCGATCATTGTATCCTCCTATTACCTATTGCCCATTACCTGCGATTCCGCGCGCGATAGCGTGCGCAATCGCAAACTGATTCTCCGGCTCCGTCAAAAACGCCCGCATCTCCGGATTGCTGATAAATTCGCATTCGACCAGCACCGCAGACATGCGCGTATGGCGCAGCACATGAAAATCCGACAACGTCAGCCCCCGGTCCGTGTGCGCCGGAAACCGGCCTGTGAGCGCCGCATGGATGCGTTGCCCGAGTCCCCAGGTAATGTGATTCGCCCCGCGAAAGACATGGGTGCTGATTCCCTGGGTCGTTTCGGTGTGCCACGCGTCGCAGTGAATGCTGATAAAAATGTCGGAATTGATCGTATTGGCGATGGCGCACCGGGCGTCGAGGGGCACATAGATGTCTTTTTCGCGGGTCATGACGACCTCATAACCCGCAGTCTGGAGAGCGCAGCGCAAAAGGAACGCCACCGCCAAATTGATATCATCCTCTTCGGCATGCCCGTAGGCCGCCCCGTTGTCGATGCCGCCGTGTCCGGGATCGATGCAGATGGATTTGATTTTCATGGCATTCCCTCTCGTTTTTAATTTGCGACAATCTGCGTAATCTGCGGACAAAAAAAAGAGGCCCATCAACTCATTATGAGTCAATGGGCCTCCCAGGGCCTCTCGATTTATCTCCGGCGTCCCGACAAGCGGGATGGCGGTCCCGGCCGCTCTCGCCAGCTAAATTTTTAGTATTTACTGTCTACTATATGACTTATTTGCCGGAGTCAATATTTTTTACAATATCTTGTGCTTTTATTTTAACCAGACCGCAAGTCGGGCACTTGGTGGTGACGATAAAGGTGCCGACCTCTGCCTTGCATCCGCATTCCACGTCGAACATCCGTTTTCGCCGGCATACCGGGCAAATCACTTTTATTTTTATCATTTAATGTTTTTTACCCCTTGAGCCCTTGACCCCTGGAATCCTTGAATCCTTGAACCCTGTGCTCTTGTATATACCGCCGAATCTCCGGATCTTCGAACACCGTCTCCATCCAGCCGTCCCCATACTTTTCTCGCATGGCCCGCTCGAACATCCCCTTCAGCCCCTCGATCACCCGGAACGCCTCCTGGGCGGTCTTGACGCGCTGAATCGAAAAGCGCTTTGAAATCCATTTTGTCAAACCATCTTTGACGCGCCACTCGATAAGCCCCGCCAGCGCATCGATCTTATCCCGCTGCCCCGGACTCGCCATCCGAACCACATTGGATTGTTGAGCCGACTTCGCCATAGTAGCCTTGGCTACGACGGCTGAATTGTTGATTGTCGAGCCGACTTCGCCATAGTAGCCTTGGCTACGACGGCTGAATTGTCGATTTTGACCAACCTTCTTACCCTCTAACCTTCCGGCCGTTGGCGGTTTGAGGTTGGAGGCTTTTTTCTTCTGACTTCTGACTTCTGACTTCTGACTTCTGCTTTTTTCAATCCACCCCCAGTCCGCATACAGCTCGATCAGTTTCGACGCCTGGCGCCGGGTCATCTGGGTGCAGCTCGAAACCTTAAACCGCTGCATCAGCATATCGTAATAATCCTCATCGGCCATGCGCTTTCGCTGCACGGTCTTAATCAGCCGGATCTGCTCTTTGGTGATGCTTTCCGTTTTTGCCTCCAATTCAGCCGTCGCAGCCGGGGCTGCTTTCCGGCCTTCGTAGCCTTACTACGGCGGAGTAGGCTGGCGAAGTCGGCCCTCAAACCCTGGTCGCCTCTGGCGCCGCCGAAGGCGGGTAAACCTCCGACAGCTTCGGCCTGCCGTGTTTCAAACATACGCCATTTCGCACCGACCGCCAGAACGGCACGGTCTCGTTCCACACGTCGTATTCCCAGCAGTACGGATGATAATCCCCGCGGGCATTATCCCATTCCAGTTCCAGCCGCGGACAGTTTTTGCATGATAGGCGATGTTTCGCCGTTTCGTGATCGGCATATATAGAGTCGTGCAAGTCGAGAGCGTATCTGTAGCTGAGTTCAAAGCCTTTTACTATTTTCTCTTTCCTCATTTCTCTTTCCTCTATCCTGTTTTTCAGTTCTCCATCTCCGCAATCAGCTCCTGGAGCCGCTGCGTGTGGCTCTTGATCTCGGCATACTGCTGTTTCGGCATGAGCACCGAACCAAACTTTTTGCCTAATTTCCGCAGCTCCTCGGAGAAATCCTCCGGATTCGACATCATTTTTTCGAGCAGCGCGTCCACCACCACATACGGCGCCGGTGCCTTTTCCTCCGGCTCTGCCGCTCCGCGGTCATAATCGGACAGGGTATCGAACTCGAACGTAAGCTGCTCCATGATCCGCGCAAACCGCACCTTGGACGCCCGGGACGCCTTCACGATCCCGTGCATGCCGCGTTTCCGGAATGACGCGAAAAACTGCTCGATCTCGGCGTCGTTCTCGGCGATCCAGTACCCGTGGTCGTTTCCGGCTTTCGAAAGCACGCCGACATTTTCGTGCTTCATCAAAAGATGGCTCTGCATCTGCCGCACGTTTCTTTTCTGCTGCCCCAAAACCCGGGTCATGCTCTCGGACAGCTTCATGGCGTGCACCACGCCGGCCACCCGCTCATCGGACAGCGTCTTGCCCTCCAGCGCATACGCATACATCACCGCCAGGTTCTCCGCGGAGATTTTGTTATCAGCCCCCGTGTGATCCACCCACAACAGCCCCAGGAACCGGTTTTCGGCAACGGTCAATTTGGGGTTGTGGCTTTTCGTCTTCGGGTCATAGCCCATGTCTTCAAGTTTCATGTTGTTTTCCTTTGATTGTGGGACTGTGGGACAGGCTTTCCAGCCTGTCGAAAGACTGTGGGACAGGCTTTCCAGCCTGTCGAAAGACTGTGGGACAGGCTTTCCAGCCTGTCGAAAGACTGTGGGACAGGCTTTCCAGCCTGTCGAACGTTCGGCGGACTGGAAAGTCCGCCCCACAGAAAAACCATCTGTGTAATCTGTGTCTTATTCTTCAGACTCATCCTTCTGCCCGAAGGCCACGGCTTCCCGTGCCAGTTTAAGGGCCTGATCTCTGCCCAGGATCGACCCCTTATAAATCCAGAAAAAGTATTTGGCCTGGAAGATGTTCCGGAGTTTCCGCTCGCACGATTCGCACGGCAGGTTCCGCGGCATCGCCGGGATCTTCTGCTTTTCGAACTCTAATTTCATCTGATTGTCTTCGATCTCTTTGGCCCCGCACACCGGGCACTGGTTAATGATGTTGCTGGTCATGGATTCACCTCCCTCTTTTGGTTAATTATGAATTCTTAGTTTTGAGTTTTTAATTAAGGATGAAGAATTCACCATTCAAAATTACCAAACGTCAGTTTGAAGATGCCCGCACTCCGCATCCACCGCGGCCGATGATATCTGGGCGATGACACGCGATCGTTTCGCTCGGCATTTTTCTGCCGCGTAACGCAGGCGGATTTGAGCATGTTGCAGTTATATTTTTCGCACATAAACCGGTCGGGCCCGGCCAGGTATTCCTCGATCTCGGTTAACTCCGCCAGAGTGTCTATCCTTCTCATTTTCTCATCCTCTCACCTTCTTGACCTTAACTACCTCCAGTTCCACCGACGCCGACGGGCACAGCCCGATGGCAACAACATATTCCAGCCGCGCAATGCACCGGGTGCACCCGACATCGTTTTTATCCAGATCCCTGCGATCACAGCCAAGGCACGGGCTTCTCATTTATTCTGACCTCCGATCTCTGACCTATGCTTGTCCGGCGTAGCTCGGAGAGCGGAGACGGAACCTCCGACCTCTATCCCTTCCGCCACTCCCGGATGGTGTCGCGCACATCCGACAACAGCACACTCCCAGCACACACCAGCATCGCTATCGTAATACCAGCCACAATCGGCATGATCCACATCCGGTTGTCGCTCACCCACTCAACTGCGCGTAAAAAATAATGTTCCATCATTCACCTCCCCGCGTGATCCGCGCCACAATCTGTCGCACCCGCTCCCGGCTGACATTGTTCAATGCGGCCGTTTCCCTGAGCGATCGGCCCAGCACCAGGTATTCCCAGCCGATTATCCGCGCCTTCACCGACAGGTTCAGTTTTTCGATTGCGCGGTTGAATTCCGCATTGCTCATTTCATCACGATATCTCATTGTTTCATCCCGTCGCCGCCACTAAACAGCCATCACCACTTCCTCGCTCACCTTGCCCTCGCCCGTCTCGGCCGCAAGGTTCATCGCATTGGCCGCCAGGTTGTTGACCGACAGCGGATAGGCTTTGCTGACGACCTTGCGCCCGTTTTTGTCCTGCATCCGGCGCTGCATGGCGCCGAAGGAGTCGCCGTTGAAAATCTCATCCGCATGGCGGTTGATCCGGCTGAATTTGTGCGAAAGATACCGCCCCAGATCGTCGCCAAGGCCCCCGATTTCGGCCTGGGTCACCCGCCTGGCCACCTCGCGGATGCCCTGGTCAAGGGTTTCGTCCAAAAGGTGTTTGAGCTCGGGCTGGCCGATGAGGATAATGCCGATCAGTCTCCGGAACCCGTCCTCCAGCTCGTAGATCCGCTTTAAGGCTTTCAGCGCGGCAAGATTTAATTGATGCGCTTCTTCGATGATGAGCACCTGCTTCATCCCGGACATGGACCGGTTCCGGAGCAGTTTCACCGCCTGACGGCTTTTCTGCTCCAGCACCCGCTTGGGTTTTTCCTCTGATATGTCCATGACAATGGCATCCACCAGGGAGCTGGCCGTAATCCGCGAATTGTCGAGGATGGCCGGATAAATGACCTTGATTTCTTCGTTTCGTAGCTCGTGGAACACCGCTTTGCGAATCACCGATTTTCCGCTGCCCACTTCGCCGTACACTGCCGTGAACCCGCAGTGCCGGGCCGTGTCCAGCATCATCTCTTTGATGAAATGATGATCCTGGGAAAAGAAAATATCTTTCGGGTCCGTGATGTCGTTGATGAACGGACTCCTAAAGAGTTTGAAGTGTTTTAATGCCTGATGTGTAATCATTTGCGTCTCCTTGTGGGTTTGAACTTTCGCCGGATCTGCCGAGCCCAGCGGCATCCTGGGATGCAGGCGGGCTTTTGACATCCGCTTTCCGAATCCTGCAGGGCGATGGTCCTTTTTTAGGGGCCCGGGATCCGGACGAAACAGATCGTCGCAGATCAGGTTCCGGCGCTTCATCCAGGCCGACATGACCGGCGACCCCGAAACGATGCGGGCCGTATCCTGCTTAAACTTTTTCGTCGGGACCCGGCCGCTGAGAACGCTGAACACGGTGCCCCACGACCAGCCGGTCATCGCCTGAAATTCGCGCTGGGAAACGTTGCATTCCGAGATCATGCGCTTTAGGTAAATTTCAGCCATGAGACCCTTCCGCCCTTAATCCCTGATCCGTAATCCCTGATCCTATATTTTCTGCCGTCAAATTCCCCGCCCCGGCCAGGTTAAGCAGCCGGTCGGCTTCGGAAATGGTGATGCTCGTTCCGTAGGTTTCCCGCACGGCCCGGTTCAGCGCCGGCGGAACGGTCCCCATTTTTTTTCGCAGCCTCGAAAACAGCGTCATGACGGGGATCTCTTTATCCAGCACAGCACCGGCCCCGGATACATTCAGCACCGCCCCGCGCCTCGGTATGTAGGTTGTATCCACCTTTCCGGCCTGATGTCCGAACACCGTGATGCCCGCAAAGGGCACCGCATCTTTCACCGGATCTTCGCCGTATGCCAGATTGTCCATCTGTTTTACGGCCTGCTGGGTGACGGATTCCGGCATGGCCTTGTATTCTTCGCCGATCACCGCGCTGTGGGCCCCGAACCCGCCGGCAACGGTTTCCATCGGCTTGACCAGGTATTCATTGCCATCGAAGATCACGCCGATTTCCGGCCAGTGATGCGGCCGCAATATCACCTTGACCTTCGAGCGGTTGGGGATGACGCCCGGAATATGTTTGATGAAATAATCCTGACTGCCGTGATTTTTATAGGCAAAGCTGATGGTATAATCCGATTTGACAAGCCGCTCGGCATCGGGGTTGGCAAACAGATAATGGAGCATTTCCCTTTCAGGCAGCTCCCTTAATTCCATTTGTTTAATCGTAATCCAGCATTCGGTGCGCGTCATGCCGTGCCGTCTATGACGGGCAGTCGCATTGAACCATACGCACCAGTCCAGGGCCCATTCGTTGAGTTCTTCAACCGAATAGGCCGGCTGAAACTTCAGACGGCTTTCGAATTTTCCCTCCACGATATTCTGAGCCACCTCGGCGGATCCCTGGCGCCGGGGATTATGGGGCAGGGACGGCGGTTTCTCGATATCAAGCCGCTGCATGAACTCCCGTATGGCAAGGCT